CATCGCCTTCGTGTACTTCGTGTCGCTGAACCCGTCGCGCTCGTTACGCGCGATCATTTGACGCAGGATCGGGGTCGGGATGTCGCGATAGACTCGCGCCTCCATTAGGTCGGTCATTGGCTAGTACCCGAGCGCGCGGCGCGCATCGGTCCAGCAGTCAACCGTTTTGATCAACGGCAGGACGGGGACGCCATTGCGGGTGCAGGGGATAACGACCTGCACACATCCGTGAACCGCATCGATATTGTATGCAAAACCGTGCGAAGCGATCCACCGTCCGACCTGAGCGAGGAACAAGTTGCGATCATACATAGTAGCCTCCAATCGTGTGCAGTTCGTGTGTCCTTCGTGTGTAGGGAGAATAAGGCATATGCCTGAGCGAGTCTGTAGGGGAAACCCTGAACTTTCGTGACAGTTTCGTCACAATGCACAAGGCAACGGGAGTGGGTGCATATAGTAGTAACGTATCTCGGCAACCTAGTTGACAGGATAGGCAAGAGCTCCGCACCCAAAAAGGGTACGATCATACCCGCGATGGGTACGACAGGGAAGAATGATCCGTCAATAGTTGACTAGTCAAGTATAGATTTAACGGCCAAGGCCACCTCACCGCGAGCATTACCGCGTCGCCTCACTGTCGCCATGCTGTCTTGTTACTGCTGAGCTGGCTTGAGGGTAGATCAGATGGCGCGGATCGGGGCTAACCTCATACCCTGGCCTTGCCTTGCGTACTGTCAGCTCTGCTCGATGGTGTGAGCGAGCGCGTGAGGTCGTGGGTATGGATGCGCGCGTGGGTGCGATCGACCGCGGGCGAGGGGGTGGGGAGGGTCGAGGGGGCGGCTGTTTCTCTGAGTATCCCCTCACCGGCAGTTTTTCAGAGATTTTCTCTTTTCGCGAATCCTGAATTTTTGTTGGGTTCGTGGGAGCATTAGACTACAGACGTTTGCATCGTGTGACCTTTTAGCACATGAATCGTCTATAGTGTATGCGAATACTCGACGCAACCTGCGGGGGTCGTCACCTCTGGGAGGACAAAGCGCGGGCCGATACGGTTTACGTTGATCGCCGCGTCCTGCCGAAGGGCACCATCCCGATCAGACACAACTGGAACGTCACGCCGGACGTAGTGGCCGACTTTACGGCTCTCCCGTTTGCTGATGGGGCTTTCGATCTTGTCGTCTACGACCCGCCACACATAATCCGCGATACGCCGTCCAAATCGTTTCTGCGGACCAAGTATGGCGAGCTCCGCTCGAATAGCTGGAGCGACACGTTGCGCGACGGCTTTGAGGAATGCTGGCGCGTACTCAGGGTCGGCGGAACACTGCATTTCAAATGGGCAGAGGGGAGCATTCCCCTTAAAGAGGTATTGGGCCTGTTCCCAGTTCGTCCTTTGTTCAAGAACAAGCATCGTGTTTCGTGGTCCGTTTTCGCAAAAATCGCCTAGAGTGTGTCTGACCGTCGGGGGGTTAACCCGAGCAATATGTGACCTTTTGGCACATGAATCGTCTATAGAGAGTAAGGATCGGCCCGTTTTGTTCAGGTGGCCGTTTCTTGCTAGTCTGTGGCCGTCGTCCTTCTGGTTATCCGGCGGGACACTCGAGTCGACGGTAGGTGAAGGGAGCCCCTTAAAAGGCGGTCTTCAGGTACAGGGTTCGAGTCCCTGTCCAGACTTTTACATGGCGTCTGTGGAAACCGTTCGCCAGCCCAAGAGTGTCGGGCGTACTCAACGGTTCGATTTACTTCACCGATCAGGTCTACCAAATTCCAGGCAACGCTGACAAGCGACCTGGCCGACAGTGATCTGGCAGCATCGGTGGGGGTCGGCTACTCGAGCCGATCGAGAGTTCAGGCGATTACGGGCACGTATGCTGACCCGCCATACGTGAGAGATCGTAGGACTTATCCGAGTACAGGCACTCTTTACTTCACCAGCACGGCGCCGACTGTTTCTACTGTCGGATAAATGGGCGGGTCATATCTAACAAGAGGTGTCCACCTGATAGGGATTTACGAGATACGGTGTACGGCAAACGATAAACGATACATCGGAAGCGCGGCCAATCTGGTCCATCGTTGGCAGGACCATCGTCGCGATCTCAAAAACGGGATACACAAGAACCCGAATCTACAGCGGGCGTGGAAGAAGTACGGTGAAGACGCTTTTGTGTGGACCGTACTTGAGGAATTGTCTGATCGTATCCAGTTGATTGTGCGCGAGCAGTACCACATCGATGTCGCCCTGATCGACGGTGTGCGCCTCTTCAATGCAACCCTGACGGCCGGCAGTAGCCTCGGGACAAAGCATAGTGATGCTTCGAAGGCGAAGATGGCTACAGCCAAACGAGGGGTGCCGCGCTCGGCAGCGGCCCGTGCCGCCGTATCGGCCGGCGGCGAGCGGCGGTTTATCGAGAATCCGGCCGATCCCGTAGAACTTCTCGAGCGTTTTATCTCGAAGGGTTGGGCCGCTAATCGTGCTCGGACCCACTGCAAGCACGGTCACGAGTTCACCCCCGAGAATACCATTTATGATAGCGAGGGTGCGCGCGGTTGTCGGCAGTGCAGACGCGCATCCTTTCGCCGTTGGTACGCGAGACAGAAATCAGCGGCCTAGCGGATCTCCAACCCGACTCACTAGAAAATCTCCAGCAGCACATAGCAGCGGCCGGATTGGCCGCCACCTTTCCTTGGCATCACAAGCAGGAGGTTGCGCTCCGAGCAGCGACGGATGTTGTTGTTCTGTTGGGTGGGAATCGTTCGGGAAAGAGCATGGGGGCGCTTGGCATTGTTTCGCGACTTATTAGACGCGAGGGGCCACTGTTCGCCAGGCTCCGGCGACCCAAGAATCGTCCGCTGAAAATTTGGATCAGTCCGTTGGTCGGGGAAAAGTATCGTTCCGTGTGGGAGCCGCGGCTACGACTCGAGGCTTTCGCGGGCATGGATTTTCATCACAGAAAGGCACCAGAGGATGTCTTCTTTTGGAATGACAAACAGGGGGGTGGAAGCGTTTGGGGTAAGTCGAGTGAGCAAGGGCCGATGGCCTTTGAGTCAGACGAGGTCGACCTAGTCGTTTTCGACGAAGAGCCGGAGGATCCGCAGGTCTATTCGTCGGCTCGTACCCGTTTCGCGACGACGAACGGCGTAGTCGTGCTTGCATTCACCCCGATGCGAGGGATGTCGTGGACCTGGGACCAGGTCGTTTCTCCAGTGATGCGTGACGAGTACAAGCTCGAGGACCGGGTTTGGCGTAAGGGCAACGACTGCACGATTGTACAATTTGGGATGAGCGAGAATCCCGAAGCTGTCAAGGGCGGCGGTGTCGCGCGTATTCAGAACGATATGGGGATGTCGCCGGCCGGGAAGGCCGCACGACTCTACGGAAGTTACGGTTGGACCGAGGGTTTGTTGTTCCCTGAGTTTTCCGACCTCAAGGCCAATGTCGACGACAACCCATACGTGATCGACAAACTGCCGGACGATCGGCCCCTGGCGTGGCTCTGCACTATTGATCCGAATAAGCGTAACGCTGGCCTGCTTACCGCCTTCGACCACGCAGGGAATCGGTACGTGTGTGCCGAGCACTATGCGGCCAATCTTCCAGACTCGGAACACGCCCGTTACTACGGGCTCATGCTTCGTCAGTTCGGTTTGAACAAAGACGAAATCGAGATATGGGCCGATCCCGGCGGTGCCGGCGCACAGGCCATCATAAATTTGGCCGAAGTTGGCTACTTTGCTCGGGCCGTTCCCAAAGACGCCGGTTCGGTTGCGGCTTCGATCAAGTTGATTCGTCGCCACGCATGGATTGATCCTACCCACAAACATCCGATCACGGGCAAGTTGGGCGCGCCACATATTTTCTTTCTAAAGTCGCTCCATTCCGAATGGAAGGAGGGCGGTGTCTACATGAGCGAGTCGCGGCTGTTCTGGGAGTTGAGGCAGTATCGACAGAAGCCCGAAGCCGCGGCCGACACACCCGTAAAACGTGCGGATGATGCCGTCGATTGTCTCCGATACGCCGAAATCGTGCGTATGATCGAACCCGACCTACTCGTTTCCGACCCCATCAAACAGGCCCGAAAA